GCTGATAGTAATATAGAAGATGAAATTTTAATAAACATAGAAGCATAATGGCAGAGAATAGAGATATAAAATACATTAATAAAGACTTTACAGATTTTAGGACTCAATTAATAGAGCACGCTAAAAACTATTTTCCTGACACATATAACGACTTTTCAGTTAGTTCACCCGGGATGATGTTTATAGAAATGGCTTCTTATGTAGGTGACGTTTTATCTTTTTATCAAGATACACAGCTACAGGAAACATTTCTTACACATGCTAAGGATCCAAAAAACTTATTTAACCTAGCCTACTCAATGGGGTATACTCCAAAAGTAACAGGAGTATCTGAAGTAGAGCTAACACTTGAACAGCTAATAGGAGTAGACGGTAGCTATAACCCAGACTGGTCTTCTGCAGCTACTATAGACGCTAACGCAACATTTAAATCTACAGATGCATCTCAGACTACTTTCTTTTTAGATAAGCCAGTTGATTTTACTTACTCAAGTTCTTTTGATAAAACCGAAGTAACTATAAATGACTTAGACGTAAGTGATAACCCGTCACAGTATAAAATTACTAAGAAAGCAAAAGCCTTTTCATCAGAAATTAAGACTGAAACATTTACTATCGGTACAATTGAAAAGTTTAAAACTATAACTATCACAGATACAAATATAGTAGGAATATTAGATATAACTGATGCTGATGGAAATGTATGGTACGAGGTACCGTTCTTAGGGCAAGATACAGTATACTCTGATTCTAGCAATACAAACTCTGACTCTAATTTAGCCCCTTACGTACTTACTGTAAGAAAAGTACCTAGAAGATTTGTAACTAGATTTTTATCCAACGGTAACCTACAGGTACAGTTTGGAGCAGGAACACTTTCGAGCGATGACTCAGAGATACTACCTGATGCTACTAACGTTGGTAATGCAACCAATCAAGGTATAAGTAGATTAACCTATGCCTATGACCCATCAAATTTCTTATATAGTAAAGCTTATGGAACAGCTCCTACATCTGATCTAACCGTAAGGTACTTAAAAGGAGGAGGAGTAAGTGCAAACGTACCAGCAAACACTGTAACTACAGTTGTTACTATATCAGGTAATAATACAGGTACAGTTACTGTAAATAATGAAAAACCTGCTGAAGGAGGTAGAGATGGAGACTCGGTAGACGAATTGAGAGAAAATTCTCTAAGATCGTTCAATGAACAAGGTAGAGCTGTAACACTACAGGACTACACGGTTAGAGCTTTAGCCTTCCTGCTAGGTATGGAAGTATAGCAAAAGCATTTGCTACTCAGGATCAACTAGTAAATTCTAATATAGACACAACTTCTTTAAAGGATAGTAATCCGCTTTCTGTTGCACTATATGTATTAGCGTATGATAATAACGGTAAACTTACTACTGCTTCTAGTACTATGAAAAATAATCTTAAGACGTATTTAAGTGACTATATAATGTTAACTGATAGTGTAACTTTAAAAGATGCGTTTATAGTTAATATAGGAGTAGAATATGAAATTATTATGAGACCTAACTATATAAGTAGGGATGTACTATTAGCCTGTAATTTAAAACTCCAAGACTACCTTAAAACTCAAAAAAGAAGTATTAACCAGTCAATTAACTTATCTGATCTTTATAGAGAGTTAGATAAAGTTACCGGAGTACAGACAGTACAGAAAGTAGAAATTACAAATAAAACAGGAGGAAGCTATTCACAGTACGGATATGACGTAAAAGGAGCTACTAGAGATAACGTAGTTTACCCTTCTTATGACCCGTGTATATTTGAGTTAAAGTATCCTAACGTAGATATAAAAGGAAGAATAACAACATTATAAAATGGCAGTATATAAATTATTTCCCGACAAAGATACCTATATATTCACTGAAGTACCCATAGCTAATGCCGGGTACGATGAAATGATAGAATTAGGTGGTTATCCTGTACTTGAAGTAGGTCAAGCAGCTAGAATACTAGTACACTTTAAAGATAGTGAAATTGCGAATGTAGTTAATAATAAGATAGGTAATACAAATTTTAGTGCAAGTATAAATATAAAACTAGCATCAGCTTACGAAACACCTGCTTCGCACTCTGTTCACGCATACCCTGTATATGAATACTGGGATGGAGGAGTAGGAAAATACGGAGACGAACCTTACGATAAGTCAGGTTGTACCTGGAGATATGCAGGAGCACAAAATACAAACTCTTGGACCTTACCTCACAATACTATAACTATGCCTGTAAATATTACAGGATCCTACAACTCAACACATCTTGGAGGAGGAAACTGGTACACAGGGTCTAATGGATATAACCTGCACAGCTCTCAATCATTTGAGTTGAACGACGACATTGATTTAAATATAGATGTTACAAACGGAGTACTTCTACACTATACAGGGTCTATAACAAATAACGGCTTTATACTTAAATTAGATGATGATTATGAATTTAATACAACATCATCAATAAGACATAAATATTATAGTTCTGATACTAATACCATATACCCACCTACCCTTGATATCAAATGGGATGATAGTTCGTACGTAACAGGGAGTTTATCTGTACTTAACACAACAGAAGCTGTAATCGACTTAACTAATAATAAGGGTAGTTACCCTGATTTAGATAAACAGAGATTTAGATTACTAGCCAGACCTAAATACCCTACTAGAACATTTACAACAGGATCTATATACAAAACAAATTATGCTCTACCTTCTGTATCATACTGGGGGTTAAGAGATGAATTTACCGAAGAGATGGTTATACCGTTTGATAATAATTTTACAAAGATCTCCTGTGATAGTACAGGACCTTACTTTGACCTATACATGGACGGATTACAACCAGAAAGATTTTATAGAGTTTTAATTAAAACCGTATTAGACGGAACAACAACAGTAGTTAATAATAATAGTACATTCAAGGTAATAAGAAATGGCTAACGTACAGATTAAAAAAACAGTTTATAAAAAAGATGATTTCAACAAAGCAGTTGATACAGAATTTTCTACGTTTGTAGAACCGGAAGTAGAAGTTGATAACGATACTGTTGAAGAGTTATTTCGTCTCTATAATAAGCTTTATTTTGAAATACCCACAGACAGTGACGTTAACTCACACAAATACCTTATTCAGGAAAGTTCTAAATTAGTTGAATTTACATCAGACCTAGAAGATATACAGCCTCTACTAGATGAAATTGCACAACTAAGACAGCAGCTTTTAATTGCTAATCAAGAAATAATTGAAGTACAGACAGAAGCTATAGAGAATGCCGCAAATTAAGTATAATATAATACCTGTAGATCCTATTGGTTTAGATAGAATATCTTCTGATGATTCTGCAATCATAGAGCAGTTCTCTATTAATAATCTTATAGACCTTAAAAAAGATAATATAGAGCTACATATTTACTCTACGGATAAGATACTTCTAGACTCTATCTACAACTATAAAAACACAACCAATCTTCAGGTTTCATCTAGAGCCGGCAAAGATGGGTCTTCTGAGGTATTATTAGACCCAGTAGAAGATGCTCTTAAGTATGAGTATACAAATGGAGGAGTAGTGTTAGTTTATAACTTTACCAATAGCCTATATAAAGCAAATAGTAAACAAGCAACATTCTACATAAACGAGATATCACCAGACAGGACAGAACTTAGATTACTTACTAATGATATTAATACTGAAAATATAGTAGAGTCGACAGATTTAATTGTAGAAAGTTTAACTTCAAATAACTACTACAACGATTTTAAATTAAACTTTACCGATAATGAACTATATACTGCTGTTAATATTAAGACTCAAGACTACAAAGAGTTTAAGACAGTCGTAGTAAAGCTTTATGAACCTTTACCTCCTAACTATTCTATCAAAGACACACTTACGATAGAAGAAACTGTTAGTGATAGTGTTGGATATGAAATACAAGCAGTTGTAACAGGAGATGAATTAGAAATACCTAACCTAAAAGGTCCTAACTTTACAGCATTAAACGAAGAGAATACCAACACACCCTCAGAGTATTTAAATTATAATGAACTTTTTGCTTTTGATAATATTAATTCCTATCGAGAACTTAAATCTAATATATCAGAGCAAAGTGCAGAAATTAGTATAGACTATTCTAATTTTGAAGAATACATACATTACAGTTCTGCTGAAAGTAGACTATCTAATTTTAGACTGAAACTTAACCTATTGAGCACCTATCAAGCATCTATAGATGAAATAGAGAACGGATCAAATACCGATGCTGGTATTTCCGGTAGTAGGGATCTTTATGAGCAGCTCATAGGAAGTATAATAAATAATTTTGATCACTACGATAGACATTTATTCTATGAAAGTAGTTCTA